AACCGCCACGGTGTGGGCGATCCCCGGCGCTATCCCATCGACTGGGTGTTCTGCTCGCGTCGCTGCCAGGACGCATTTCACGCGCTGTACGGCAACTGGCAGCGGGCCAAGGAAGGTCGCATCGACAAGACGGAGGTCGCCATGATCGATCCGTCTGATGTCGAACTCGCCGCGATGCGCCAGTGCCTCAAGGCCTTCGGCGAGGCAGCGGGCGAGATCGGCTTCACCAAGCCGCTGGGCGATTACTCCGAAGCCGAGGCCCTGCGGGTAATAGACGCCATCGTCACTTGCTGGTCGGACGCAATGGTCGCGCACCACGAGTCCAGCAAGTTTCCGCCCGTGCGGGGCTTGCCGCCCACGCCCGATCCGCTGGCACCCGATGCCGCCAATCCGTTCGCGGATCTGGAGGACGACCTGCCCTGGGAAGAACCGAAGGGGAAGAAGCCATGATGGACTTCAATTCCTCATCGAGCATCGCGGGCCAGGTCACCGCCCTGGTCGACGCCGGGTTGCAGCAGGCCCGCGCCCGCCAGTCTGAGCGCCAGTACCTCGGAGCCTCGCGCCTCGGGGTGGCCTGCGAGCGCGCGCTGCAGTTCGAGTACGCCAAGGCCCCCATCGACCACGGGCGGAACACCCCGGGCCGGATGCTGCGCATCTTCGAGCGTGGCCATGTCATGGAGGACTGCATGGTCGCGTGGCTGCGGGACGCAGGTTTTGACTTGCGCACCCGCAAGGCCGACGGCGAGCAGTTCGGCTTCTCAGTGGCCGATGGTCGCCTAAAGGGCCACGTCGACGGCGTTGTCGTTGGAGGCCCCGAGGGCTTCGCCTATCCCGCGCTCTGGGAGTGCAAGTGCCTGGGCAACAAGTCCTGGAGCGATCTGGAGAAGAAGGGCTTGGCCATCTCCAAGCCCATCTACGCCGCGCAAGTGGCGATTTACCAAGCCTATCTCGAACTGCACGAGCACCCGGCGATCTTCACGGCGCTCAACGCCGACACGATGGAGATCTACACCGAGGCCGTGCCCTTTGACGCAGCCCTGGCCCAGCGAATGTCGGATCGGGCGGTGAAGGTCATCACGGCGACCGAAGCGGGAGATCTCCTGCCGCGCGCTTTCAATGACCCGACCCACTTCGAGTGCCGGATGTGCGCGTGGCAAGACCGCTGCTGGAGAACACAAGCATGACCGACAACAACACCCCGGCCACCGGCATCGAGCCGATGATCGATGCCAAGCAGGCGGCCGCCGCGTTGCGCCTGCCGTACTACTGGTTCGCCGACCACGCGATGCGCACCAAGTACCGGATTCCGCACTACCTGATGGGCGGTCTGGTGCGCTACCGCCTGTCCGAACTCTCTGCTTGGGCCACGCGCAGCACCGCCGTCCAGGGCCGTGATGCTCAGGATGCGGACGCACCTGTCGAGGGAGCCGAATGATCGACTTCAACGACACAACCCAACCTGCGGAGCACAACAGGGAGTCTGAACGAGACGAGATTCGCGCAGATCTGCTGGCGCGACTGGAGTCGGTGCTGACCACGATGTTTCCGGCTGGCAAGAAGCGCCGTGGCAAGTTCCTGATCGGCGACATCCTCGGCAGCCCAGGTGACAGCCTCGAGGTGGTGCTCGAAGGTGAGAAGGCCGGTCTGTGGACGGATCGTGCCGACAACTTAGGCGGCGACATCTATGCGCTGATCGGCGGCTACTGCGGCATCAACGTTCACAGCGACTTTCCCCGCGTGCTGGATGCCGCTGCTGACCTGCTCGGGCGCTCGCGGTCGGTGCCGGTGCGCAAAGCGAAGAAGGAAGCGCCGGTCGACGACCTCGGACCGGCCACGGCGAAGTGGGACTACTTCGATGCCGGTGGCAAGCTGATCGCCGTCGTCTACCGCTATGACCCACCGGGTGGCAAGAAGGAATTCCGGCCGTGGGACACCAAGCGCCGCAAGATGGCCCCGCCTGAGCCGCGCCCGTTGTTCAACCAGCCGGGCATCGCTACGGCCAGCCACGTCGTCCTGGTCGAGGGCGAGAAGTGCGCTCAGGCCTTGATCGCCAGCGGCGTGGTGGCCACCACGGCCATGCACGGTGCCAATGCCCCAGTCGACAAGACCGACTGGTCGCCACTGGCTGGCAAGACGGTGCTGATCTGGCCCGACCGCGATGCGCCGGGATGGGACTACGCCGACCGCGCGTCGCAGGCGATCTTGCAGGCAGGCGCGACCTCGGTCGCCATCCTTATGCCGCCCGACGACAAGCCGGAGGGGTGGGACGCCGCAGATGCCATTCCCGAAGGCTTCGATGTCGGCGGCTTTCTGGCCGTCGGCGAGCGGATGCCGGTGATGCGCTCGGTCGAGGAAGCGCCTTCGCCAGACTTGCTGACTGGCATTGATTGGACGACCGAGGATGGCCTGTCCAGCGCATTCACCCGCCGCTATGGCGAAGACTGGCGCTACTGCGCCCTGTGGGGCAAGTGGCTGGTCTGGACGGGCGTGCGCTGGAATCCCGATCAGGTGCTCTACGTGTCGCATCTCTCCAGGGGCATCTGCCGCAACGCCTCGCTGAAAGCCGACACGCCGAGGCTCAAGGGCAAGCTGGCCAGTTCCGCCACGATCTCGTCGGTTGAAAAGATCGCGCGCTCCGACCCGAAGCACGCGTCCACCGCCGAGGAGTGGGACGCCGATGTCTGGGCGCTGAACACTCCCGGTGGCGTGGTCGATCTGCGCACGGGCCGAATGCGCCCGCACCGACGCGACGACCGAATGACCAAGGTGACCACGGCCACGCCGCAGGGCAGTCCGGACAGCGCCTGCCCGACGTGGCGAGCCTTCCTCACGGATGTCACCGGTGGCGACGCCGATTTGATGGCCTACCTGCAGCTGATGGTTGGCTACTGCCTGACGGGCGTCACCAGCGAACACGCGCTGTTCTTCTTGTACGGCACGGGCGCGAACGGCAAGTCGGTGTTCGTCAACGTGCTGACCACCATCCTGGGCGACTACGCGGCCAACGCGCCGATGGACACGTTCATGGAGGCGCGCAATGACCGGCACCCCACCGATCTCGCCGGGCTGCGCGGGGCTCGATTCGTGTCATCCATCGAAACCGAGCAAGGGCGGCGCTGGAACGAGTCCAAGGTCAAGGCCATCACCGGTGGCGACAAGGTGTCCGCGCGCTTTATGCGCCAGGACTTCTTCGAGTACCTGCCACAGTTCAAGTTGGTGATCGCGGGCAATCACAAACCGTCGATCCGCAACGTCGACGAGGCGATGAAGCGTCGACTGCACCTGATCCCGTTCACAGTGACGATCCCGCCCGAGCGCCGCGACGGCAGGCTGACCGAGAAGCTGCTCAAGGAACGCGATGGGATTCTGGCGTGGGCCGTCGAGGGCTGCAGCCGCTGGCAACGCCAGGGCTTGAAGCCGCCCGCCAGCGTGGTGTCGGCGACCGAGGAGTATTTCGAGGCAGAGGATGCGCTCGGGCAGTGGATCGAAGAACGCTGTCTGCTGGCCAAGTCCCACCGCGAAGGCGTCTCCGAACTGTTCGCCGACTGGCGCGAATGGGCGGAGCGCGCGGGCGAGTACGTGGGCTCGGTCAAGCGGTTCTCGGAGCTGATGGCGACTCGCAAGTTCGAGAAGTGTCGGCTGACCGGAGGGGCTCGCGCCATCGCGGGCATCGCCCTCAGGCCCAAGCCGTACAGCAACGCCTACCCCTACCGCGATGACTGACCAATCCGGGCGAGTGACGGATTTGACGGGTTTCCTGATTGACGCGCTACACGTGCGCGCACGTAAAGGACGTTGTCCTGACAACCCGTCGCATCCGTCACTCGCCCACCCAACACGGAGTAAAGACGATGAACACGACAATCCTGGCCCTTGATCTGGGCACACACACCGGGTGGGCCCTGCAGCACCTGGACGGCACCATCACCAGTGGCACGGAGCACTTCAAGCCTCAGCGATTCGAAGGCGGCGGAATGCGCTTCCTTCGATTCAAGCGCTGGCTCAACGAACTGCTCTCGGCCAGCAATCACATCAGCGCGGTGTTCTTCGAGGAAGTTCGGCGGCACGCGGGCGTTGATGCGGCGCACGCGTACGGTGGGTTCATGGGGCACCTGACCGCGTGGTGTGAGCATCACAACATTCCGTACCAGGGCGTTCCGGTCGGCACGATCAAGAAGCACGCGACCGGCAAAGGCAATGCGGGCAAGGACGAAGTGATCACGTCCGTCCGAGAACGTGGTCACACCCCAGTCGATGACAACGAGGCCGACGCGCTGGCCCTGCTGCATTGGGCCATCGAGACGCAGGAGGTGTGACGTGAAGTTTCCGACACCCCAATACCGCTGCCCCCTTGGTCGGCTGCAGCCACAAGCCACGGATCTGGACGCCATCAAGGAACGTGGCTGGCGTGATCAACACATCCTGGTGGTCAACGCCTCCGACGACCGTCTGGACTTCATCGAGCGCGAGATCGTGCGACGCATTGGTGAACGCCTGTACGGGCTGGGAGGGACACGTCATGGCTGAGTGGACAACTGACGACGTGGCAGCACGCTTCGAGGAGGCTGCCACCACCGGACGACGCCTGCCCCCTGTGCGTGTGCAGGGCTACTTCAATTGCTGGCCTGCCTTCGTGCGCAAGGAGTGGGAAGCCTTTGCCGCCGACGAGAAGGTGTACCGGCCCTTCCCACCAAGCCCCGAGGCCATCGACCGGATGCTGGAGACGATGCGCTGGGTGCAGTGGCTGGAGGTCGAGCAGCGCCACCTCGTGTGGATGCGGGCCAAGCGCTACGGCTGGAGGGACATCACCATCCGATTTGCCTGCGACCGCACCACGGCATGGCGGCGCTGGCAGAGGGCAATGGAGATCGTGGCTGCGAACCTCAACAGCGAAGGCGTGCGGTTGCCTTCCAAAAACGTGGGCAATTTAGGGTAATGCTTGCCGCGCTTGTCCCTGCCTTGCCTTGCTTGTCCCTTTCGAGGCCCGGCAGCTCTGCAACAAAACAGCCCGGTCGGGGGTAGTATTTCGGCTATCTTCTGGACAGCGGTGACGGTTGAGGCCGAGCGCTTGGCAATAGGCCCAGGCAAAAGGGGTCCTTCCTTCCCGAATCGCAATGCGGGGGGCGCGAGCGCGGCATTCGCCTAGCGTCCGACTGCAAACCAAGGTTTGCAGGGTTTGCAGGGTTTGCAGTTTGCACCCGCCCCAGTCCGCATCCATCACGAGCCCGCCCACGGTTTTCCGTCGGCGGGTTTTCTATTTCTGGGACACCACTTTTGAACACACTCAACGTCGAGTACCGCAAGGTCGAGGCGCTGATTCCCTATGCCCGCAATCCGCGCACGCACACGGATGAGCAGGTGGCCAAGATCGCCGCCAGCATCGTCGAGTACGGTTGGACGAATCCGGTGCTGGTGGACGGCGACAACGGGATCATCGCGGGCCACGGTCGTCTGGCCGCCGCGCGCAAGCTCGGGCTGGATCAGGTGCCGGTCATCGAACTGGCACACCTCTCGCCCACACAGAAGCGTGCCTACGTCATCTCCGACAACCGGCTGGCCCTCGACGCCGGTTGGAACGAGGAGATGCTGGCGCTGGAGATAGCCGAGTTGTCTGAGGCCGGGTACGACCTCGCGTTGACCGGCTTCGAGGATGCCGAGATCGACGCCTTGCTCGCTGACGACGTGGAAACCGATGACGCCGACCAGGAGGCAGATGCCGACGAGCCGGACGCTGCTGACGATGTGCCGGATGCCCCTGTGGTGTCGGTGTCCCGAATCGGCGATGTCTGGGCCATCGGGCCCCACCGTCTGATCTGTGGCGACGCCACCGAACCAACCGTCGTCGCCGCGCTGATGCAGGGCGATGCGGCCCGGCTGTGCTTCACCTCGCCGCCCTACGGCAACCAGCGTGACTACACCAGCGGTGGTGTCAAGGATTGGGATGGCCTGATGCGCGGCGTGTTTGCCAACGTGCCGATGGCCGACGACGGGCAGGTGCTGGTCAACCTCGGGCTGATCCACCGAGACAACGAAGTCATTCCGTATTGGGATGCGTGGCTTGGCTGGATGCGAACGCAGGGCTGG